TCCCCCATGTCCGACCTGTTCAAGCCCGCGGAGAAGGCCGCCGGGATCCCCGAGGAGATCGCCACCGAGGCCGCGAACAGCCTCAAGACGGTGATCGACACCCTGCTGAGCGTCCAGCGCACCGTCGAGGATCGCAAGGGCGGCGAGGGCGCGGCCGACGCGGATCCGCCCCTGGGCTCCGACATCGTCGAGGCGCTGGCCAAGTCCGGCGAGATGCTGAACGCGATGGTCGAGTCCTACGGCAAGGCGGCCGGCGGCGAGGAGGGCGAGGGTGGCGGAGACGGCGAGGAGGAGGCCAAGGCCAAGGCCGTGGGCGACCTCCTGCAGCAGGTCGAGCAGGACCGGCTGAGCCTCATCAAGGCCCGCATCGAGCAGCTGATGGGGGACGGCAAGGCCGCCGACGAGATCCAGGCGGAGATCAGCGCGCTACACGACCAGCTGTGGAAGCTGGACGCCGCCGCGCTGGCCGGACTCCCCGGAAAGGTCGAGGAGATGTCGGCCAAGATGGAGGCCGCCGACGGCAAGATCGAGGCCGTCGAGAAGTCCGCTGGCGACCGCAAGGACGAGACCGCAGCCCTCGCCGACCTGGTGCAGGGCGTCATGGACCGGATCGATGGAACCACTCCGTCCAACGAGGACGGCAACTAGCGCTCCGCTCGGGAGCCGAGGAGACCACAGATGAGCGAGCTCACCGATCGCATCGCCGAGATGAAGGCCCGAGCCGAGGAGCGCTGGGCCAAGCGTCAGAAGGCCGCTGGCGACGTTCCCGCCCGGCAGACCCCGTGGGGCCCGGACGAGGGCGCCGGCAGCCCCGGCGATCTCTTCCACTCGATGAAGGCCGCCCAGGGCATGGACGTGGACGACCCGGGGCGCACCCCCGAGGTGGGCCAGTTCCAGGCCGCCTGCGACGACATGATGCTGGCGTTCCGGATCGGCCAGCACGATCGCGACTGGGACGGCAACGCCGCCGGCCTGCGCCAGTGGCTCATGGAGGAGTCGAACCTGGGCGCGCGCTACAAGAGCGCATTCCGCGAGGTCGCCAAGGCGATGGACGAAGGCACCGCCACCGAGGGTGGTAACTGGGTGCCGACCACCTTCTCCCCGCGGCTGCACGAGCAGTACCGCCTGCCCTCCAAGGTGATCACCCTCTTCGAGGAGATCCCCTGCAAGAGCAACAACCACGACGAGTCCATCGAGGGCCCTGACCTGGACGCCCGCAAGGGGTCGGAGACCGACTCGGACGACGTGTACGCCAACGCGTCGCTGATGCCGGCGATCACTCCGACCACCTACAAGACGACCTTCGGGGCCGTCGACATCCAGGCGCGGGTCAGCATCTCCAGCCAGCTGGACGCGGACAGCGTGATCCGGGTGGTCGAGAAGACCCGGATGAAGCTGCAGGTGGCGCATGCCAAGGCCAAGGATCGGGCGGTCCTGATGGGCGACCTCACGGCGACCTACCCGGACAACGACGTCAACGCCGACCCGGCGCTGGCGACCCGCTCGGAGCGCCTGTGGGACGGCCTGCGCGCCATGACGAACGTCGCGGCGATCGTCAACTGCAACGGCGTCAACGTGACGCTGAACAAGCTGCGGGACGGGGTCAAGGAAATGGGCGTCTACGGGGCCAACCCCGAGGACTGCGCCATCATCGCGGGCGTCCGGGCCAAGAGCCAGCTGATGCGGATCCCCGAGCTGATCACCCTGGACAAGTACGGCCCGCAGGCCACCGTGCTCAACGGCGAGATCGGCAACATCGACGGGATGCGGGTGATCATCACCGAGACCTCCAAGGAGGACGTGAGCGCCACCGGATACAACACCGCGGGCGGCCCGAACACCTTCACCAACGTCTATACGGTGAACACCAAGTCGTTCGCCTACGGGCTGCGTGAGCGGCTCAACATCATCTCGGTGCCGCTGCCGCTGAGCCGCCAGGTGGCCCTGGCCAGCTTCGAGCGGGGCGACTTCGAGGAGATGGTGTACGACATCACCGCCGTGAACCCGGTCGCGTTCCTGCGGAACATCCCGCGGTAGGTGACCTGAGCGGATGACGGGGGCTTCGGCCCCCTCTTCCCGCAGGAGGAAACGATGACCAGTCGGGCGATCCTGGATCAGAAGCTCGAGGCGGTGTTCACTCCCGAGCTCGCCGAGATCCTGAAGAACAAGAAGACGATCACCGTCGCGGGAACGACCGCCGCGACGAACATCGCCGTGGCCGACGAGGAGTCGAACGACATCAAGACGTCGGCGATCATCCTCGCGTGCTACCGGGCGGACGGTACCGTGGGCAACTACCTGGACGAGGCCAGCGTCACCAGCGCGGGCAACATCCAGCTGGCGACCACCGACACCACCGGGTTCGTCCTGGCGGTGGAGTACCTCGACATCTAGCCCGGGGAAGGCCCTGGGCGCGGAGGGCTGACCTGTGGCGCACGTCTGGCAGGCCGAACTCAAGGCCGCCCTGCTCATCACGGGCGCAGGCCTCGACACCCTCATCGACTCGGTCCTCGAGGATGTCGTCCGCGCGGTGGAGACCCACATCGGGCTGACCCTGTTCGACCCCGGCTCGGACGTCACGGAGTACCTCGACGGCGACGGCACTCGGTACCTCGAGACCGACCAGGCGCCGATCCTCTCGGTCACGTCCATCCACAGCGACACGACCCGCGAGTGGACGGCGGACACCGAGGTCGACAGCTACCTGTTCGACATCAGCGACGACCAGCCCGAGAAGTCTACCGTGGGGCAGATCCGCGCGGTGTACTCCCAGAGCGCGACCAACCAGATCTTCTGCTTCGCTGACGGCGAGGACAACGTGCGGGTCATCTACCGGCCCGGCTGGACGGACAAGGACTCGATCCCCCCGGACATCCGCCGGGCCGTGCTCCGGTGGGGCGCGTTCGCCATCAAGACGTGGGAGCGGAAGACCCACGGAGTGAAGACCGAGAACATGGCCGACGGGTCCGTCAACATCGTCGACGACAAGCCGCCCGCAGAGGTGGAGCGACTGCTAAAGAAGTGGGTGCGTCCGGCTGGGTTCGGGCGGTAGTCATGGAGGTCGTCGTCAAGGTCCCGGCCCGCATGCGCAGGGGCAACCTGTTCGACAGGCTCGCCGAGCGTATTCCCGAGGCGTTCGCCCAGCAGCACGGCAAGGCGCTGGTGGCGATCGAGCGGGACATCAAGATCCAGCTGAACGCGGAGTTCCCGCGGAGCCGCCAGCTGAAGCAGTCGTTTACCGTCAAGCGGGAACTCACTGGGGGAGGAACCAAGATCGAGGGCCGCGTGACATCCGACGTCGTCTACGCCAAGGTCCAGGACGTCGGCACCGGCTACCTTCCGGGCGGCGTGATCCGGCCGAAGCCCCCGAGGAAGAACCTGGCGATCCCCCTCGACGACTCGCTGAAGCGCGCGGGGATCTGGCCTCGACACTACCGGCGTCCCCTCGGCTTCGTCCCCGGCCGCAAGGGCAGGCCCGTGCTGGTTGACGAGATGACCGGCGTTCCGCTGTACGTCCTCGTGCCGTTCACCCGCATCAAGGGCAAGAAGTACCTGATGAAGGCGGGGCGACGGTTCCAGCCGAAGGTACGGCGGCTGCTGGGCGAGAAGGCGCTGGAGAAGGCCGCGGGCCAGATCAAGAGCGCGAGGGCCAGAGGATGACGACGGTACGCGAGGACGTGCGCGACGCGCTGAAGACCGCGCTCGAGGACATCGACACGACCGCCACCTACGACGAGGCCGGGCTGCTGAACTACCGCTCGGACCCGACGACGGTGGAATACCAGGTCGAGACGCCCGAGCAGGCGGACCAGACGGCGCGCCCCTACATCGGGTTCAAGCAGCGCGGTACGGTGGTCAACGAGGACCAGCCGGGCATGATGACGAGGGAGCGGACGCCCTGGCGGATCTACGTGTACCCGGACATCCTCCAGGCCGACGACGACAGCAGGCGGACGCAGGCCAATGCCCTGCTCGCCGACGTTGAGGTCGCGCTGTGGAAGGCGCTGAGGGTCGACCGGTTCGGCGACTGCATCCACCTGATCAGCATCGTCGGCAAGGACACGGACGAGGGCAGGCCCCTGGCGGAGAAGGGGTTCTCGTATGTCGACGTCGAGACGATCCGACACCGCAGGATCGACGAGAATTGATGGGGACGGAGGAGCACATGAGCGAGCCTGAGCCCACGGGATTGGTCGAGTACAAGGGCGCGCCGCGGTCGATGCAGATCGGCGGCGTCTACCTCGCTCCCGGCGAAGAGTACGATCTTCCGCTGTCCACCGTCGCCCGCTACGGCGGCATGTTCAAGATCCTCGACGACCCCGTCGCCGCGGACAACGCTCCTCGTCCGGGGCAGCCCATCCCGCTTTCTGCGCGGAAGGGCCCGGCGGGGAAGAAGAAGGGAACCGGCAGCCGGAAGGCGCCGGGGAAGAAGAAGACCACCCGGAAGACTTCCAGGCGGGCCCCGACCAAGGGGAAGGGAGGCAGTGACCGATGACGTGCAACACCGAACTCTATCCCCTCGGACGCGAGGAACGCTTTTTCCTGAAGAAGGAGGCCACCTGCGGCGTCTTCGTCAAGCCGGTCTCGGCCGACGCGATGAAGATCCTGTCGTCGTCCATGGGCTACGGACAGGAGCGGGTGAACCGCGACGACAAGGACGCGACCACCCGCGACCGCCGTGAGCGCCTGAGCCGGCGCGAAGAGATGCCGTGGGGCGCCGAGTCCTACTTCATCCCGTCGGGGTCGGCGGGTGTGCTGCCCGACATGTCCGACGCCCTGGAGGCCGCGTTCGGCCAGGTGGCGAACGACTACACCACGATCACCTACTCGTTCAACCAGACCCAACACCCGCCCTCCCTGCAGATCGCCAGGGAGGAGAGCCGGGTCAGCGAGGAGGTGATGAACGGCTGCAGGGTCGACGAGCTCACCCTCTCCGGCTCGGGCGGCGACGAGGTGAAGTGCAGCTTCTCCGGCCACGGCACGGCGCACAACGCCAGCCACCGGGCGCACTTCGGAACTACCGACGGCGTGAACAACCGGATCCAGCTGACCGAGGCCGGCGACTACGAGCTGTTCGAGGCGGACACGGTCGTCGCCCTGCTGAAGCCCGACGGGACCTACGAGGACAATGGCGGCGCCGGGTACCACATCGACTCCGTCGACCAGGCCCTCAACCGGCTGACGCTGGCGGCCGGGGAGATCCCCCCTGCGCTGACGACCCTGCCGGTGTGCCCGTGGCTGCCGGCGGAGACCACGGTAGGGAGCCCGGCCCTGGCGATCATCGGGTCGGTGACGCTCGATGGCGTCGAGGTCCCGGTGATGTCCTGGTCGATCACCGTCCGGAACAACCTGAAGGTGATCAACGACGAGTTCGGGTCGAGCGGCCCCAGCGACATGCTCGCGATGATCCGCGACGTCGAGGGCAACCTGGCCCTGCGGCTGCGGCGCGACCAGGCGATCCACTACGCCAAGTCCAAGAGCTACACCGGCCGCAACCTCATCATCACCTGGGGCAGCCTCACCACCGGCGGCCGGCGCTGCCGGTTCCTGGCGCCGAACATC